CAGACAAAGATCTTGCACGTAAACAGAAAAGAAAACTCTCATACATCAGCAACATCTATGTTGTAAAAGATCCTACCAATCCTGAGAATGAAGGAAAGGTATTCTTATACAAGTTCGGTAAGAAAATCTTTGACAAACTCACAGCAGCAATGCAACCTGAGTTTGAGGATGAGGAAGCGATTGATCCATTTGATTTCTGGAAGGGTGCCAACTTTAAGTTGAAAGCAAAGAACGTTGCAGGGTATCGTAACTACGATTCATCTGAGTTCTCTGCTACAAGTGCACTCCTTGATGATGACGATGCTCTCGAAGCATTGTGGGGTAAACAGTATTCTTTAGAGGAATTCACTGCTGCTGATCAATTCAAATCATATGGTGATCTTGAGAAGAGACTGAATAGTGTGTTGAACACATCACGTCCACCAGTAGCACCAGAGGTTGCAACTGAAGAGGAAGAGATAGTAACTGCACCACCAGAACCAGTGACTGCGAAAGCAACCACTGATGATGATGCACTGTCATACTTCCAACGATTAGCAGAGGAGTAATCCTGTACTGAAATCGACTTTTTGTTTCAAAAAACCCCGAAAAAAACTTCGGGGTATTTTTTTGTCCTATGGTTTTTTATCTAGGTTCTGCAATCCTGACGTTATCACCCTTCTTCAATTTACGATTGACGAATTGTGAACTATCGGTATATGTCATAATTTCTCTCATATCATCAATTATGATTCCGATATACTTTTTCCTCAATACATTTATTGCACGTTTTGCATCATTTTTGTCTATTTCATATTTTAAGTAAGATATTGAATTTACGCTATTAATTGATTCTAGAGTTCCATCATAATTACTGTACTTAAAGGTAAAATCGGCATCAACGGTCAATCCTCCCTGTAGTAATAATGAACCTGCTTGATTACGAACCTCATTTGTCTCATAGTGATGTATTTCACCTAATTGGTCTTTTGAGTACTTATTGTCTAGGTATCTCTGAAACTCATATTGCCCCATCGGCCACTCATTCTGTACATTTATAATATTATTGGATAGTAGTATAATCCAGTCAAGATTCTCATTATCATATAATTTCTTAGCAACTGTATCTGGTCTTTCGTCGTCAAGCACCATATATCTTGAAAAAGATGATACATTACCAAAAATGTCATCTCTTACTTTACCTCTTTTGAAGAGGTTTTTTAGTTTGATGTAATCATAACTCGATCTTCTCTTATCAGAGAAAGATGGTAATTCTACATCTGGAAATAAGTCGAAATAATTCATTAGAATCCTAAGTCATCCTCCGTAATGTCATTTACACCAAGAATATTCATTCCAAGATCCTCTAGTGATTGATCATCAACAGTAGTTTCATCTAAATTGTAATCATTAGCAAAGATTGGAGTCAATTCATTGTATGTCACTTTCATTGATGATCTAACAGGCATGGATACTCCACCTCCTGATCCGTTATCTTGAATATCTTCATATGACTGATAAACACCATCAGGAGTAAAATCTATTTCACATGATGTCATGGCACATAACTTAAATGTATTTAAACCCTTTATCCTCCTTTTATTATTTTTATAGCAAATTCTAAAAATGTTAGGTGATCCAAGGAATAATGACCCACCATTTCCAAAGTTGGTGGTTTTCTGTGCTAACATACCCTGTCTAAACCATCTTTGTATCATTCTGACCGTTTTTGCTTCGTTAGAATCATTTGGGGCAAAATTATATACAAATGAGAATGTTCTTAGTTGAGGTCCTCCAAATAAAAGTTCTAAGTTGGGATTTATTGCAGCACCTGTTTCTCTTGTCACAAATTGTTCAACATCAACGTTTATACCAACTCTTCCTAATAATGATCTTGCAATAACAGCATTTATCACAGCACCTGCATTTGCGGTGCCATCTTGATTTGTCATTTGATTTGCAACTGTGTTGAATGTCTCTTCTACTGTGGTTTTTCCATCTCTCAATAAATTTAGGAGTTTACCACCAGCACCTTTTATAGGACCATCTTTCAATAGTTTTTTAGTGCCATCACTAACTTGTTGAAATGCTCCAAGTTCTACTGCATTTGCTCTACCCTCACCCCAGTTCACACCTTGACTGACTCCAAGTCTATTTGGTATAGGTAATATGCAACTACCCATATATTCACCAAGATTAGTTCTTCTTGCTACTCCTTGTTCTAAAATTACTCCAAGTGAAGGTTGCTTACCATCTAATTGTGCTTGGGGTGGTTTATATGAAAACTGCTCTACAAACATATAATCCTGAGAACCTTCTCTATCATCATCTCCTTCACTACCTATGTACATATCAACTGGATATTTGAGATGTTTCTTGAATATAGTATTATAATTACCAAATATTTGATTGGGGGTGATTTTAGTGTCTACGTTATCTACATTTTCATCTTTATCTATCGCTTCAGTTTCAGTTACTACAGGTAGTGGTATATTTTTCCATGATTTATCACCTTTTGCTAAATCAAGAAGTCCAGAGGCATCAAGTGCTTCTTCACCACCATCTGTGTATAAATCAGTTAGTGCTCCACCATAATTATTCATTCTTGCACTATCCACTTGTATTTTTGCCAATTCTTCTTTATTTTTTACCTCTACGTAACCTGGCATTACATTATCTGGATGTATTACATAACCAGGAACTTTCCTTTCTATTAATAAAGATTTACCTAGATTTCCATTAGCAGTATCAAGACTATAAGTCTCACGATATGTTTTACCATCATCCGTCGTATATTCTACAGTCCTTGTAAGTGGTTTACCTTTCCCATATAATGAAATAGGTGTATTTTTATCGCTCATCTCAACACTCTCCTCATCGCTGTATTTGTTAGAGATATCTCCACACTACCAAGATCCTGTACAAATTGTTCTAGACGCATTCCTAGTGCTTTATCTAAGTCTTCACCTTTTAGTTGTAAAAACATGCCTTTTACGTAAGATCTTAGGTATTTATTGAATCCTGGCAACTTAGTATAATCATTATCACCTATTATAAAGTCTAAAGTTCCTGATCTGTTTGCTGGTTTGGTATAGTGTAAGTTTATACCATAAAAAGCATTATTCTCCATTGCTACAATGTAAGTCATCGGATTCTTATCGTAATATGGAAGTGATTGGGCGTACTTAGCAGAGTATTGATATAATAATACCTCTCCTATAATAGGTTGTCCTACTACAACAGATGTAGGAAATACATTTTTATATTCCAAGTTCTTTCTCCGTTAGTATTTGGAACTTCCACCTACGATCCTTACAAAAATCCTCTGCTGCTTCCCACTTTGCTCTGTTAGTAGCATAGGTAAAAACTTCAGTCACATACTTCTTAGTTCTTCTTTTTTGTACTTTAGGTTCTTTCACTTGTTTTGCAGGTTTGATCTCTATCACTTTTTCTTGATAGTTGCCCTTTATATCTTTGTATTTCACATAGAAATCAGGAAAGTATCTGTGCATTCTATTATCAACAGGTGATCTGTATGGTATTACTATTTCTTCAGACGACCACTTCACTATACTCCTGTTAGTATCACAATACTGCATAAATTTCAATTCCCATGATGATCTATAGATAACCTCTCTAAAGTCACCCATATACTTTTTATGGTTTTTTGGTCTGAATTTACCTTTATATGACATACATAGTATGTAATCATAATATATTTAGATGGCACAGAGGGCAGATGCGTTTAGATCAGGCAGATTTTACCTACCAACAGTAAATTTAACAGATCCAACGACAAGTTTTGGTAATATAACACCTGCATTGAATAATAATTATGATGTGATGATAAATTTTAATAATGATTCAACAAAAGAACTGAAGGGGTTTATAAACCAACATGGTTTCTATGATCAGAATGGTGGTAACAGTAGTGCATTCAATCCAGGTTCATATCTTGCTTTATTTTGCTCTGAGGCAGTTTTACCTGGTTCAGACATACAATCAGGTAAAGTAGATGGGTTGAGACAAGGTGTGTCACAGAATTATGCTACATTTAGAAGATTCCCAGACGTAATACTTACATTTTACTCACAGACTGACTACTATACTAATGATGTATTCAATGCTTGGATGGAGTTTATATCACCTACAAGATTAGGTGATGGTACCTTTGGTGGTGATATAGACAAGAGGGTAAATCAAGCATCTTCTAATGGAGCATTTAGAAGGATGAAATATCCCAGATCATATAAGTGTAATATGGAGATCACTGCTTTTAGTAAAGATATTAATGATAACTTTAGTAAGTTGAATAAAACCAGTAGATTCAATTTACAACTACCAAGTAGTATCACTTATCATATTATAAATGCTTTTCCTACAAGTATTGTTGCTGCACCATTAGCATATGGTAGAGCAGAACTAATCAAAACAACAATCACGTTTAATTACGAGCAATACTTTACTCAGAGAGCATCTAGAAGGGGAGCAATACTGGCAGAATCTGATCTTGATGAAAAAAATGTAAGAACGGTATAAATATGGTACTAAATAAAGTTACTGAATAATATTATTATGCCTTTACCAAAGGTTGTTGCACCAACGTTTGAATTGCAACTTATAACAGGAAAGAAAGTAAAATACAGACCTTTCCTTGTAAAAGAGGAAAAGATTTTACTTATTGCCTTAGAAGGAGGAAGTGATACCGATATTAGTGCAACACTCAAGAGTGTACTAAAGTCATGTATCATCACTCGTGGTGTAGACGTTGAGAAACTACCTAGTTTTGAATTAGAATATTTGTTTTTGAATATCAGAGGTAAATCAATAGGTGAAACTGTTGAATTACTGGTGACATGTCAGGATGACAACGAAACTAAGGTGCCACTCAAGGTCAGTTTATCTGAAATCAAGTTAGAAGTCCCTGAGGGTCACACTGACATGATAAAGGTAAATGATGATATCACTATAAAGATGAAGTATCCATCAATGCAACAGTTCTTGGATAATAATTTTATTGGTGAGTCACTTGAAAACAATGAGAGAATAGATAAAGCGTTTGATACAGTCGTAGATTGTATAGACACTATATTCACCCTTGATGAAGCATGGGCATCATCAGATTGTACAAAGAAGGAGTTGACAAAATTTATTGAGCAACTCAATTCTCAACAATTCTCACTTATAGAGGACTTTTTCGCAACAATGCCTAAGTTACAGTACAAGGGCACAGTACACAATCCTAAAACTAAGAAGGATTCTGAAGTTGTAATTGAGGGTTTATCTAATTTTTTCGCATAATGCTATATCACACCAGCATTGATGCAATGTTGGAAACTAATTTCTCACTTATGCAACATCATAAGTGGTCACTAAGTGATATAGAAAATATGATGCCATGGGAAAAGGAAGTATATGTTAATTATTTGGTAAAGTATCTTGAGAAACAAAAATTAGAAGCACAACAGAGACAAGCATCTAATGCAAACGCCTTCTAGACGAGTCGAACCACAAACACCTATGATTGCTATCAATCGTAGGGTAGATTTTACATTGGAGAGATTGTCTAGGGTTGAAGAGGATGTGGTTAGTATTGAAAGACCACAAAAAAGAATTTTTGGTAGTGTTATATCTCAATTCCAGAATATTAATAATAGCATGCAAAACATGCAAGAAATGATTAGAGGTGATATAAGAGCAAAGAAAAAATACTATGCAGAAGAAACTAAGATATTAAAGAAAGACTCAAGGAACTTGACAAATTTGAATATGAGTTTTGGAAGACAACTAGCAGCAGGTGCACTTGGGTTATATGGTTTATCACAATTAAGACAAGGTAATTTAGGTGAGGGTGCTGCAGGGGTGGGTGGTGCTGCTGCATTACTTACACCTGAGATACTTGGTGTCATAACCACAGTTGTAACAACAAAGTTAGCGAGTAGTGGTTTACTTGGTAGAGGTGGTGTGGGCACCATGGGAAGTAGAGTTGCAGGTGCTTCTAAATTAAAAAACCCTCTTCTTATTACTGCAGCACTTGCTGCATCACTTATATTACCAGGTCTTATAGGTTCAAATCAAAATGCTGATAGGAGAAGACAGATAAGTGCATCGAGAACTATAAGAGGACAAGAAATAATAAACAAACCTGATGTAGATAGATTTAAGTCTATTATATCAAGGTTTGATGCAATACTTTCAGCTATTTCACTTGATAATTCAAGAAAACTAAAGGGAGGTATTGACGATGAAGATATTGATGATATTCTAAAGAGAGTAGAAAAAAATAAAAAAGAATTAGAACCAGAAGAAAAAGACACTGAGATTCCTAAAGAAGAAGAAAATGAAAAGGGAGGCTTCTTTGAAGGTATAAAAAATTTATTTGGTTTTGGTGAAAAGGAAGAAGAGAAAAATATAGAATCTAGTGTAGAAGGAGATACAAATATATCAATGATAGACGATTCTTTTACAGAGGGTGATGTAAAATTTCAACAGGGTGGTTCCACATCTAATTCACTTGCTATGAATTTTATAGAACCTGGTGAAAATAACAGTGGATCTACTAATATTCCTAATATGAGTATTGGAATGATGTCAAACGAGATAGTCAATAATAATATTGCAGGTAGTGGTCAACCTCAAGTGATTGATATAAGTGATGATTCAGAATCAGTTCCTGGTGGTTTTACACAAGAAACTGCTACGCCTGTATTCATTTCAGTAGGAACAAAATTCAATAGGAGTATCGATAAATTTGAGTCTGCTGCATCACTTCGTACTTGGGGTGCCTTCTCATGATAGAACAGAAATTAATTAAATTAGGTTCTCAAGTATCAAGAGCATCTGTCTTTCTAAGTAGAGATTTTTCTCAAAGCATATCAATAGAAAGAAATTTAGAGAAGAAATCTCTTGATATCAAAAGAAAACTCGTAGAAGATAGAGGTCGTACACTAGCAAGCATAGCGTCAAGAGGTAGAGGGAAACAAACAGGAGGCGGTATTGGTGCTGCACTTGGACTACTTGGCATAGGTGGTGGTGGTGGATTATTGAGAAGAGGTCTAAAAAGAACACCAAAATCTCCTAATCAACTTTTGAGAATGCAAAAGGGGACATCCAATTTATCTAGGGTGGGTAGACTTGGTAAACTTGCAAGACCTCTTGCAGTTGTTGGCACTGGATTAGATTTTATAGGAAGAAGGGCAGAGGGTCAATCAAATGTGCAAGCAGGTGTAGGTGCAGCAGGTGGATTAGCAGGTGCTATAGGTGGTGCAAAGATTGGTGCTGCCATAGGTACAGCAATATTACCTGGTGCAGGTACTGCAATTGGAGGTATTGGTGGTAGTATAATAGGAAGTCTATCAGGTGGTAGAATTGCTGACTTATTTACTGGTGCTAATAGGAGAAGGCAATTTGAAGAAGATAGAGTTGTATTAAGAAATCAAAAAACACAATTTTCTGAAGCGTTGGACGATTTCGATAATGCACTGGATAAATTTGAAGATGTTATTGGTGGTCTTGCCATAAGAAGAGTAGGTGATGATGATGACGGTGTATTCGGACGTAGAAAAAGACCAATAGGATTCCCTAAACCACCTACTCCACTTACTATTGCGAAAAAAATAAAAAAGTTTGCAGATAGACCATCAGTCCAAGTAACAGGAGTTTCAGCAATTATAGCATTGTTAGCAACTGTTGCTGTGGTCACAAGGGGTAAGACTGCAACTAAAAGTCAAACAATTATTCAAGAATTACTAAAGAAAACACCTGCACTAAAAAACTTTACACAAAAAGAACAAATTGTAGGATTGGGTAAAATACTAGAGAGAACTCTAAGTAAATCAGACATTCAAAAAATTAGAATGAGCACATCACCTTTTCTCACTAAAAAAGGAACAGTGGTACCTGGTCAGAAAGGAGCACCAGGTAAATTTATCAAGAAGAGAAATATTGTCAAAGAGAGACGAATACAAAAAGAGCTTCAAAAAAAATTGGACAAAGAAGTTGACAAGCAATTTTCAAAGGCACCTGAATTTGGTCAAGAAAAATTTCTCAAAGAAAATTTCCTAAGAGATCCTTTTAGATTGATTAAGAAAAATAGAGATGGGTTCACTCAAAATGCAAGGGATATTGAGATTTTAGAAAGTAGAGGTTCTATAACATATCAACAAGCACAAGAGGCATATAATGTTTTAAAAGCAAACAAAGCAATAAGAAACGAGCAGATACTACAATATGCAAAAGCAATCAAAAAATTTATCAAGGAAAATCCTAATTATGACATTGATAATATGATAGACAGAACAAATCTAAACAGGATGTTGAATAAACTAGATTTGTTTGATCCAACAAAGAAAATAATAAAATTTGATTCTGATGCACTGAAAATAAAAAATTTACCAGAAAAATTGAAAGATATTCTCAAAAGAAGACCTGTAAGAAATTTTTTAGAGGGAAATGATGATCTTTTATCGAGTAATGATCTTAGTGGTAATGGAACTAATATCGCACTCGCTCCAGTAGGTAATATATTCCTGATAAATCAACAACAAGGAGATAATAATATAAATGTAACTGAAGATAGAGGTAATCTAGCAATGACAAGAGGAAATGTCGATCCCTACTCAACTATGACTACGTTAGCAATGTTCGACGCATCACTCACAACATGAATAAGAATGTAATCTGGACTAAAGGACACATCATCAAGGAGTTTAAGGTATATCCTGATGACCGTGATGGTGATTATATTGAGTTAGGACCTCAATTGGGATATATCAAATACTACGAGGATATTATTGACCCATCTCTGCATGTAGAGATAAGTGTGATAGATGCTATGGGTTTGATCAACAAAATACCTATAAGGAGTGGATCGGCAGTAAGATTAAAATACACACACCCAAGTCAAGAGGGAGAGGTGTCATTAGAGTTAGTGGTATCAAATATTATTGGGCATACCATTGATAATAAAAGAGATTTGTACACACTCGTATGTGAAACAAAAGCAGCATTATCAAATCATACTACTAGAGTAACTAAAAAATATACAGGACCTATATCAAACACAGTGAAAGATATAGTGAAGTTGATTGACTCAACTGTTGATGTGGATCCTACGTCGAATGATTGTGAGTTCTTTGGTAATTATAGAAGACCTTTCAAGTGTATTGCAGATCTATGTAGAAAATCTATACCCACCACAGTAGGAAAAGGTGGTGCTAACTCAGGTTCTGCTGGATTTTTATTCTTTGAGACATTAGATGGATATCAATTTAAGAGTATAGATGCTTTATTTGCTGATAAAGCACAGAAAGATGCATATAAAATGACACCATTCAAGACAGGATTAGATCCTGAAAATAATTTTATGCTGGCAAGTGAACCAAATTTCAAAGAAAGTCATGATATTATAAAGAAAATGAGAGCAGGGTCATATAGCACAGCAAACTGGTATTACGATATCATAACTCGCAAGGTACACTTCTATAACTTCAAGTACAATAATAGTGTAGAGAAAGCAAATGATGAGGATGTTACACCTAAGGATTATAGAGACTTTTACTCTAGAATCATATTGGGCACAATTGATCAAGGAACTACGACTATACCTGCTAAAGGAAAGGAATTGGCAACACCTCAAGATCAAGCAAGGACACAAGCACAAGCATCGGCAAGATACTCTGCTTTATTCTCACAAATGCTGGATATTACAGTCCCTATGAATCTTTCACTTAGAGTGGGAATGATGATAGACATCAAATTTCCCAACATAAATATTGATAAGAGTCTTGCTAAAAACTCACCTGAGAGTGGTAATTACATGATTGCTAGATTATCGCATGAAATGGGTAACCCTGATGGTGATTATACAGGACTTACTCTCGTAAGAGATTCATTTACCATACACGAGTAACATGAAAAGTATCGAAGACCACATTAAAAAGGATCAAGAAATTCTTGATGATCCACAAACAAACCCTGCAGCACGTAGACATGCAGAAGAAGAACTGCATGATCTAGAATCATATGCAGAGCATCACAAAGATGAGATCAAGGCAGGTGATCATCATGATCCTAATGTTTTAGAAGTATTCTGTGACTTGCATCCCGACGAACCAGAGTGTCTGGTATATGACGACTAATGATTGATTCACGTCATTCTAACATAGAATTCCTTGGTAAGGACGGATTTCAGTGGTTTATTGCACAAGTAGCCCCTGATAAAGTCTGGCGTACAGAAAACAATCAGAACTTTGATAATGGATTTAGAGCAAAGATAAGAATTCTTGGATACCATCCTGGAGAGAACGAGGGGGAGGGTGGTATCTCTGATGAGAACTTACCTTGGGCACACTTCTTAGTATCACCCCAGTTTGGTGCTGGTAATAATAACACTGGTACATCATTTGCACTACAAGGTGGTGAGATGGTTATTGGGTTTTTCCTCGATGGAGAAGAGGCACAGCAACCAGTAATTATTGGTTCATTCTATGCAAACTATAATATAGATGATGTTGTAGACTATAAAACAGCATTAGCAAATGGAACGACAGGATTTGGTGCTCTCTCATTTGATCACTTATTGAATAATAGTGATGGTGGGTCACTAAAAAATGATGAGAAACAAAAAACATCTGGTGTTGTCATAGACAGTAATGGTAGAATTGTAAACAATAACGGTATAAAGAAAGATACAAAACTAAAATATCTTGATAATATAAAAAAAGAGATTACAGTGTCATCTGGGTCATGTGACTCTAAAGATAAGATGAGTAATGTGTCTAAAACCATGCAAAAGTTATTTGATACAGTAAACAAACTTGAAAAATTTTCTGATGGATACATAGACCCTGTGCTTGGTAGATTAGTTGATGTGGATGAACTAATTGACAAGGCATCAGATGAAATCGCTGGTGCTATGTCAGGTATTATACGTGGTGTCAGATACAAAGCATTTGAAAAAATTAATAAGGTTGTAGATAATACTATCAATTATTTGAATCCTAATTTTCTTGCAAGTCAAATTGCAGCGAAGAAAATGAAAGATGGTTTCTACTGTGCTATGGAAAATATTATAAAAGGTCTTAAAAGTTTTGTAGGTAAATTTCTAAAGGAATTACTTGGTAAATTAGTGAACGTTCCTCTATGTGCAGCAGAGCAGTTTTTAGGTGGACTCATTTCAGGTCTGACCTCAAATATTCAATCTGCAGTAGGTCCTATATTAGGTTCTTTGAGTGCTTTTACAGGGTCAGCAATGCCTAATATTTCAGGAATGTTATCAAGTGCTTTAGGAAGACTAAACACAGGACTTAGTTTATTTGATTGTACTGGTGGTAAGTGTCCTCCATCATATGATTTTTATATTAATCAAGGTCGTAGTCCTAAAAATGCTATAAAACTTAGTGGAGTCTTAGATAAAGTTTCAAAATTGAGCACAGTAAAAAATATTGCTGATAATTTAGTTGATTTATCATTCCCTAATGTTGCAGGGATAGGCACAACTGTTGGGTCACCTAGTGGAGCATCACCTCTAGCAGGTCTTGTAGATGGATGTAATGTATCATCAAAAAGTTGTTATCCACCTAGAGTGGTAATATTTGGTGGGGAAGGTTTGGGTGCAGTGGCAGATGCAGTTGTGAATGAAATTGGAGAGGTCATAGGTGTAAGAATGCAAGATACGGGATTGGGGTATACTGAACCACCATTTGTATCAATAGTTGATGACTGTGATATTGGTAGAGGAGCAACTGCAACTGCTATTGTGGAAGATGGAGAGGTTGTCAATATTGTTGTTAATAAAGGTGGAGCAAATTATCTGTCAGGAGATCAAATTGCTGACGTTGAGGGATTTGATGTGATAGGTGAAATTGAGGGAGTAGAAGTGGTTGCTACAGGTGCAGGTTATGAGGAGGGTGATCTTATAGTAAGTGATAGTGGACAGACACTAACACCAATTTTAGAAAATGGTAGAATAGTGGGGGCAAGTGGTAAGATAGACCAAGGTTTGTCTGGAATACCTTCACTCTTTGTTGACTCAAATACTGGTGTGGGAGCAGTCATAACACCCATAACTAGATTTGTGAAGCGTGAAGCATATGCTGATCCTATTGTACCTCAATCTCGAATTATAACTGTCATCAGTTGCCCTAGGTTTTATTAATGTCTAAATCAAAACAACCACCTATTATATTCACACACAATGAAAGTGGTGGTCTTATTATAGGTGAAGACAAAGAAGACTCTCTGAGAGTAAGAGATGTAAAACTCTCTGCTTCTCATGCAGATTGTCAACTCAGGTTATTTGAAGATGGTGGATTTGATTTAACCAGTAGTACTGCCAAGAGTGGTAAATCAGGGGGTACGGCAAATAAAGATGCAGGTTCAAACATACTACAGCAGTGCATTGGTGCTCCCCTAATCATACGCTCTGAAGGTAATCTTATCATACAATCTGCTGAGACACTTACACTTGAGGGTAAAGAGGTTGTTATAAAATCACACGCTGCCGATGGAACTGGTATAAACCTTGATGCTGAATCAGATATAGTAATAAATGCAAAGAGAGACTATATTTGCACTGCAGAGAATATAACAGTTAGTGCTAAAGAGGATATACTACAACAATCTGAGGGTTGGAATATGATTGCTTGTCAACATCATAGAATTAGTGAGTCAGTAAGTCAAATTACACCCATGACACAGAAGGCATATATAGAAATACTAACAAGAAACTTGAAGGGGTAATTTATTATGGCAGGTATTCCTGATATTGACACTCATAAAATATATTTGGGACCTGAAGTTCCAAAAACAGATGCATCAATAGCAACACTCAAGGGTAACAGACCATATGACGGGACTCTTGCTGTGTGTGGACCTACATTTATGGGAGCTCATACTCCAATAGCAAAGGGTGTATTGAACGTTGCAGCACCTGGTCTTGGAGGATTTATTCCAATAGTACCAACTCGTGCTGTCGATGTAGAGGGTGACGTTGCTGTACTAGGCAAAGGACCTGTTGCTGTAAATGTTCTTGGTAATACTATTTTTTCGGGAAATCATATTCAGACAGGAGATCTTACCATAAGTGGTACGATGAAAGCAGGTTTTGCTACATGGGCAGGTTCAATTGTAGCAACCACAAAATTATTCCGAGTTGATCATCCTAATATAGACAACTACTACCTTGAGCATGGATGTTTAGAAGGACCTGAACATGCAATATATGTGCGTGGTAGAGTGTCTAGAGATGGTATTATAGAATTACCAGATTATTGGCAAAATTTTGTTGATAAGGAATCAATCACTGTTACACTCACACCAATAGGTGCTTTCCAAGAATTATTTGTTGATAGAATAGAGTATGGTAAGAGAGTTTATATAAAAAATCAAGCAGGTGGTAAGATTGATGCTTACTATCAGGTGCATGCAGAGAGAATAGATGTAGATAAACTTGTTGTAGAAAGAGTAAAAGATGATGATGATGATCATGAGCACCAACGCACGACTGATATTTGACTTTGAGTACAGGTGTGCTATTATAAGTGGAGTTACTAAAAATCAAATGTTCCCCGATCAACTGGTTGACCGTCTAGAGATCTCTATGACTGGAAGATATATTAGAATATTTGGTTCAGATGCAGATATCAAAAAAATAGAATGCACTGACATGGATCAGTTCATGAGAGTATTAGAGGTTGCAAAGATGGCAGAAGAGATAGATAGTGAAATTAAAGTGGTTTATGTCTAGGTTTCCGCTATCAGATATCAAATTTCATAATATTCCTGTTGTTGGTCAATTCTATACCAAGACAGAAGTTGATCTGCTGATAAAGGATGCTGTGGATGAGGCAAGACGTATTGATGAAGAATCAATGCGTAAGCATAATCGTGACGCTACTGTCATCAGTATGATACTTGGTTTTACTACATTAGCTTTGTTTGTTGATGGTTTATTGAGACTCTTAGGAGTGACTCCACCGTTCTTAGGAATTGATATTGATATCCTTGATAAAATTGTAGATAAGGTAGAATCTGACCTTGTGCCCTTAGTCCAGAAGATACCTCGAATCTGAGGAGTATAAATAAGTTGAAGGAATGGTGTCAGAAGGTAGGTAATGCCACTTAGTAGATTAGAAAACTTTCTAAAGAATGTTCAGGGTAACGTAATATACGTCAACCCCGAAGAACTCGATGCGACAGATGATGTTAGTAATACTGGTAATTCCAGAACTCGTCCGTTCAAAACAATACAAAGAGCACTGATAGAATCTGCTAGATTCTCATATCAGTTAGG